ACTAAGCTCCTGGCTGACCTTGCGGCAGCAGTGGCGACAAGCGCCTCCGCAAATACGCCAAAGCCTGATTAGTCAATATTCGGACGATGAACTTGAAAAAATCAATTGGTGGATGGTGCAATATGCGAGAGAGAATCAGCTTCCACCCACCGCTGATTGGGTCTACTGGGTCATCCTGGCCGGGCGCGGATTTGGCAAGACGCGAACCGGCGCGGAATTGGTTAGATTTTGGGCGAAGGATTTTCGTTTCGTGAACCTCATTGGCGCAACGGCAGACGACGCGAGAGATATCATGATTGAAGGTGAATCGGGTATTATGGCGATTTGCCCTAAGTTAGAGCGTCCTATTTACAAAAAGTCTGACCGGCAATTAGATTGGCCGTCTGGCTGCAAGTCCCTGATATTCACAGCCGACGAACCCGACCGGCTGCGCGGTAAGCAGTCTGAGAAATTGTGGGCCGATGAATTGTGCGCCTGGCGCTACGTGGCCGAAAGTTGGGATCAAGCCATGTTCGGTTTACGGTTGGGTAAATCACCTCAAGCCGTGGTGACTACCACCCCACGCCCGATCAAGCAACTGAAAGAATTATTAGCCGACCCCGCAACGGTGGTTACTCGCGGATCAACCTATGATAACCGCTCTAATCTAGCCGCTAATTTCTTTAGCAAGATCACCGGGAAATATGAGAACACGCGCCTGGGTAGGCAAGAGCTTTACGCTGAGGTGCTGGAAGATGTTGAAGGCGCACTCTGGAAATACGCGATGCTCGATCAATACCGCGTTACCAAAGCGCCAGACATGCGCCGGATTGTTGTAGCCATTGACCCAGCAGTATCGACCAACAAAACCAGCGACGAAACCGGCATTGTTGCGGCTGGCATGGGCAATGATAAACATTACTACCCGCTGTCCGATGTGAGCGGGATTTACAGCCCGCTGGAATGGGCTAAAAAAGCAATGTTTCAATATGAAACATTACAGGCTGACGCAATTGTAGCCGAAACGAACAACGGCGGGGACCTGGTAGAAGCCAACCTGAAAGCGGCTGGATTCAAAGGCAGACTAATCAAGGTCCACGCCAGCAAGGGCAAGGCAACGCGCGCGGAGCCGGTTGTAGGACTTTACGAACAAGGGCAAGTCCATCACGTCGGCAGTCTGCCGATGCTTGAAACACAAATGACCACATGGTCGCCAAAAGAAGACGATAGTCCTGACCGCGTCGATGCCCTGGTTTGGGCGATCACCGAACTGATGGGCGATAACGGAAGGGCTGAGAATGTTCCAGATCCATTTGCAGGATGGTAAATTATGGGCCTATTTGACGGTTTACGCAGCAGAATAGTCGGATTTATGCAGGGCGTCATTAACGACGCATATACCACCCGCGCCAATGATATCTTGGATCGGCGCGCTTATCGCCTGGGCGTGCAACGGCGGCAAATCAAGCCGGGACGCTATGACGACAACCTGATCATGAATTTCACTGGGTTGTCGATTGAACGCGGCGTGTCTATGTTGTTCGGCGAACCGCCAGAGTTTGAGTTTGAGAAGGGGGAAGGCGACAACGAACAGGAAGTAAAAGCCAGCCCCCAGGAAGATTACATCGACGAAATGTGGGAGGCCAATTCCAAAGCTATCCTGCTGCATGACCTGGCTGAGGATGGCGGCGAATCGGGAGACTGCTGGGTAAAGATCGTCCCTAATGGCCTGATGCACAATGACAAGCCGTACCCGGAGTTGGTTGTCCTTGACCCGTCGTTTATGGATGTGCGCTGCGCCCCCAACAACCTAAACAAGATCACGACGTTTATTATCCAATTCAAAACGACGGATGATAGCGGCAAGGAAACCGGGCGGCGTGAAATCACCCAATGGACGCCGACCAGCGACACCGAAATGAATACCGGCTACTGGCTGATAACCAGTGAGATCAACGTACGCGGCAAGTGGGAGGAAGACCCAACCCAACCGCCTATCAACTGGGAATGGGATTTCCCGCCAATCGTTCACTGGAAGAATCTACCGTTTTCGCACAGCGTTTTTGGAATGCCTGACGTTACCCCTGACGTGGTCGAACTGCAAGACCGCTTGAATTTTGTTTCCTCGAATATGTCAAAGATCATCCGGCTGTACGCCCATCCCCAGCGGTGGAGTAAGTTCTTTGGCAAAGATCCCGGAGCCGTTACGATGGGGCCTGAAGACATGCCGAACTCGAATAACGAGAAGGCAGAAATCAATCAACTCGTTCCCGTTGCCGACCTCGAAAGCTCCCGCCTGTTTTTGCTCAATCTGCGCCAGTCCCTGTTTGACATCACCCGGACGGTGGACATTACCTCGATCGCCGACAAGTTAGGCACGCTCACCAATTTTGGTTTACACGTCTTGTATCAGGATGCCGTCTCAAAGCTCAACACCAAACGCGAGTTGTACGGCTGGGGCCTGAAAGAGATCAACCGACGCGTGATGATCCTGGCGAACATGGAACCGCTTGACTGCGACGTGGTTTGGAAGAACCCGCTGCCCGAGAACATTGTCGAAGCGATGCAGGTAGACCAGGGACAGCTGGGCATGGGCATTGTCAGTAAGCAGACGGTTAGCGAACGTGCCGGTTACGACTACGAGAAAGAACAGGCGCGGATTGCCGAAGAAGGCAAGGCATCCGGCCCTGATTTGGGCACCGCGCTATTGAATGCTTTCAACAAAGGACAGGGAGCGCCGGCGCCAATGACGCCGCCCGCCAATATGCCGATGAACGAGAATAACCCGAATGCCTGACACCGCGTTGATCGACCTTGCCATGCAATATCGCGCGGCAGTCCTCAAGCGAGACGCGGCGGCTATGCTGCGATTGGTCAACGCTTACGGCGGCATGTATCAGACCATCCTCAAGGACGTTGACAGGCTGATACTGAAAATCGAGGCGGCTAAAGTGCCCATGACCAAAGGACAAATCCAGCGACTGGGCCAATACAAAGACCTGCTTGATGCGGTCGAAGCTCAGGTCAACCAGTTTGGCGGCTACCTTCGCACAGAAATGACGACAGAAGCAAGGGCGCTGATTGCCCAGGCTGGCAACGATGCAAAGCGGCTGATTGCCACGGCGCTGGGCACGAATGACGCAAAAGTTTTAGCGATGATCAAGATGCTCAATCCAGCCGTCACTGAAACGCTGCTTGGTTTTCTTGACCCGAAGGGGACATTATTTAGTTACTGGAATCAGGCGGGCGCAGACGTAGCCAAGCGCATCGCTCAAACGATTGTTGACAGCGTTGGCATGGGGAAAAACCCAAAAGTACTAGCCCGCCTGATTCAGGGCGACTTAGGCAATAACCTGACCAGCGCACTACGCACAGCCCGCACCACTCAGTTATGGGCGTACCGCGAGGCAAGCCGGGCGAATTATGTTGCCAATCAGGATGTGATCAAGAAATGGCAGTGGGTGGCTAACCTGGACGGCCTGACTTGCGGGGCGTGCGTTGCCCTGCATGGCACGATTTACGACACTGACACGCCGATGGAAGGGCACTGGAATTGCAGGTGTACGCTCGTTCCTGTGACGATTCTAAATCCCAATCCTGACCGACAGAAGGGGGAGGACTGGTTCAAAGAACAGCCGGAAGCTACGCAAAAATCAATTCTAGGACCGGGCAAGTATGACGCATGGAAGGCGGGACAGTTTGAATTTAGCCGGCTGGCGCAGCACTCCGACGATGTAGTTTTTAGCAAGATGTGGACAGAAACCCCGCTAAAGGATTTAGTTACTGCGGAATAATAGCAATCACTACGCCGATCGCCGCCATAATTGCACCCAGGTTACGCCAGGATATATTTTTCTTCCCGCCTGTGAAATAGCCGATCAACAGCGGCAGACTCAAAGCAATCAGAAGTACTCCTAAAACCATCATAGTTTATTCCCTCCACGAATATTGTAGCACGCGCTGCAATAGGTCTATTCGTTGTCACTTTGTCACCGCAGCGTATCCACCATACAAAAATAACGCGAGAATACAATGTTGTATGTATAATTAGATAGCAATTTATCTTTATCAGGAGGGCGAGATGCCCACGGAAACAGAACAGGTCGAGACGACCACTACCTCCACCGAGACGGTGGAAAAGCCCGAAGATTTGAAAGCCGAATTAGCCAGAGTGCAAGCCGCGCTTAAAGAAGCCAACAGTGAAGCCGCCGGAAGACGGAAGAAGCTGGAAGCCTTTGAGGCTGCCGAAGCCAAACGCAAAGAGAGCGAGATGTCCGAATTGCAAAAGGCCCAGGCAAAGCTCGCCGAATACGAGACGCGCATCAAAGCCCACGACCGCGAAAAGGTCCAGGCTGAGATCGCCGCCAAAACTGGTTTACCGGCTGCGTTTGCCTCCCGGCTCAAGGGCGAGACGCCCGAAGAACTGGAAGCCGACGCCAAAAGTTTACTTGAAGCGCTGCCGAAACCGGCAGGAAAACAAACCCCCACCCTCAACCCGACCAACCCGGCGGGCGCATCGGGCGGACTTACGCAAGAGCAAAAGGACGTCCAAACTAACGCATGGTTGAAAGGCAGAGAACAGCCATTCAACGGAGCAGGCGGGGGATATACGCTACCTCCTAAGGATTAAACATCATGGCTAATGAGGCCACTTATGCTGCGTTTGCGGCAATGATTCCAAATATTTATGCTGGCGCGGTGCTGACCGCTCGCCAACAGTCCGTTATCGTCAAGTTTGTTAATACGCTTGGCGGCGGGGATGCTTATGGCGGACTTGCTCCGCGTGTGCTTGGCACGTATTCCGGCGGAACTGTTCAAACCCTTGCGGAAACCGACGACCTGACCGCTCAGGCCTGGGCCGCCACTCCCGGCGGAACGATTACCCCGACGATCAAAGGCGCGATGTATTTCATCAACGATACGTTGGTGGCGTCTGACCCGAACGGCGCTGCTCGCGATGCCGCCACCGACCTGGGTAATATGCTTGCCCAAAAAGTTGACGTGGACTTAGCCTCCCTGTTCTCGTCCTTCACTGGCGGGACTGTTGGCACTGCTGGCGGGACGCTGACCTGGGCCAATGTCATGCGGGCAGCGGCTTACCTTCGCGCCCAGCTTGCGCCCGCACCTTACGCCTGCATCTTGCGCCCTGAGCAATGGTACTACCTGACCAGCGCCAGTTCTGGCGTGCCTACCCTGCTCCAGTCCCAGAACTTCATGAATGACCTGTACGCGGGCATTTATGTGGGTTCTATCAGTGGTATCGATTTCGGCATTGATGCCAATGTGACCAGCGGCACAGCTGCGGTCGGCGGCATGTTCAGCCGCCAGGCTATCGCTTACGACGAGCGGCGGGGTATTCGCATTGAAACCCAGCGCGACGCCTCACGCGGCGGCGGCGGTAACGAACTGGATGCCACGATCATCTATGGTCAGGCAATTCAGCGCGCTAAATTCGGCGTGCAGCTCCTGGGCACGTCGGCCTAATCATGAAACAAAGCGACAGGATAGGTATGCACACCGACAAGGAGCTTCCCCCCGGCTCTTTCCTGTCGCTTATTGGGGGATATCTGCGGAGGGCAGAACAATGAGGCTCAACCTATTTTCAAACGCTCCCTGGTTCCCGTCTGGTTATGGCGTGCAGACTAAGATATTTACGTCTCGCATTCAGGCGCTTGGATACCCTGTTTCTATCACCGCGTTCGTTGGCCTTCACGGCGCTCCGATGAACGTCAACGGCGTTCAGATTTACCCTGCTGCGCGTCACCGCTATGGGCAGGACGTGATGAACGCAACGGCGATCTTGGATCATGCAGATGCCATTATCAGCCTGCTGGACGTTTGGGTAGTAGAGCCGGATAAACTCACGCTTCCCTGGTACCCCTGGACGCCGATTGACTGTGACCCGATGCCGC